AAGAGCCGCCAGCCTACAGCGCACAAGACGTTCTCCTAAAGTCTCCTCTACATGTAGCTGGCAAGGAAGTGACTGCAACGAAGGAGATACTCGAACAGATTGCTAGGCTCAAGGAACTCAAGGTTCAGAACAAGAAACTGGAGACCGAGCAGGATGAGATTGAGGACAACTTGAAGCTGTTCTTCGGGGACGCAGAGAGCATCGTGGACGGAAACGGAAAGATGCTGGCAACGTGGAAAGCACCGAAGGCAAGCGAGAAGTTCGATGCCAAGGCTTTTCAGGCAGACCATCCTAAAGCGTGCGCCAAGTACATCAAGCAGGTGCAAGGCGCAAGAAGATTGCTAATTAAGTAAAGGCAGGGCTTATGGCTGTTCCTATATCAAAAACCGACCTAAGGAATATAATTTCCCAACTGGAGAATTATATTTCCCTAGGTGGGAAAGTGACAGCACCGACCGACACAAGCCAGCGGAACAAAATCCGTATGGCCACCGTGCTCAAACGGAAGCTGGAAAAGAAATTATCATTATCAGAATAAAGCATCATGAACGATTCATTCATCTTATACACATCATACTACGCTCTTATCGAGGGGCTGACCGATGAACAACTCGGGCAACTGACGAGAGCGATATTTCTCTACGCAAGGGATGGAGAGACTATTAGTCTCGAACCAGTCGTGCGTATGGCTTTCGGTTTTATCGTTGACGATATGAAACGGAATAAAGCCAAGTACGAAGAGAAGGTAGAACGATGGCGAGCCAATGGCAAAAAGGGTGGCAGACCAAGAAAAAACCAAGAGGATAAACAAAAACCAATTGGTTTAGATAAAAACCAAGAGGTTTCAGAAATAACCAAACAAAACCAAGAGGTTTTTTCAAAAACCTTATATGATAATGATAATGTATATGTAAATGATAATGTTTATGATAATGTAGATGTTAATGATGTTTCTAAAGAAACAGATAATAAACCTTCTAAAGAAGGTATTCAGAGTGCATCGGTCAAGCCCGAAGCACCCGGTGGCGGCAAGGGTTCAAAATCTCAAAAGATAGACTATGCTGCCGTCAAGGAATACTGGAACCGCAAGCATGATGAGACGAAGAGTGCGATGCCGCCTATTACGCTCATGACTGAGAACCGCAAGGTGATGGTCAAGGCAAGGGTTCGTCAATGCAAGGGAGACGTGAAAACTCTGTTCCGGGTAATTGACATTGCGATGGCATCTGACTTCATGAACGGCAACAACAAGCACGGCTGGCTCGGAAAGTTTGATTGGATATTCGGTAATGAGCAGAATTTTGCAAAGGTGCTGGAAGGCAACTTCAACAACGAGCCAGCCACAAGCCAGCAGCCGCAATCGGCAGCAGCCAAGGCGCAGGATCCTGCGGCAACGGCAAGACCGAGCATCGGGGAACTCTACGAGCAAGCCAAGCACCAGCAGCCATCGAGCCAGCAGAACCAAGACAACAAGTTCCGGTGGGTAATCCAGCAGAACCTCGAAGACTTGAAGAAGAACCCGAACAACAAGCCTGCAAAGGATTCGCTGACAAGATACTACGAACGTGGAGTTCTGCAGCGGCTGGGCATCGACTGGAAGCCCGAAAAATAACGAATGAGGGCAAAATCAGCCGCTCTGTGGCGTTTTCACGCATCGGGCGGTAAATTATACATCAAACAGAATTTAAACACTTAAACAAAGAATTATGGCAAAAGAAGTAATTGTAATTAATGAACCGGACGAAATAGCCAAGGATTTCGAGGAAGGTACGCTTCTGAATGTAGAAGGCAAGGTTCTCAGAGTTAAGAATGATACTCGTAATGAAAGTGGCTGCAATGTGTGTGCCCTTGATGCCGAGGAACTGGGCGAGTATTGTGCTTGCGCATTTTGCGGTGATTGTCACTTTATAGAGATTGAAAGCCATGAATGAGTTATTTTTTCACGAATGCCGTGCCGCTGGTCTTGTCTTCAAGACTTCGGAAGATTGGTTCAAGTGGCTGACCGATAACAGCTACGACATCAAGAAGCCGGTTGCAGAGCATGAAGGCTTCAAGTACAACATCAAGGATATTTGCATCAATCCGCACGTAATCGAGTATTCCGTAGAGGGAGTAGACAACTGGGGATGGAAGGTAATGACCGCCAACACCCAGTTCGGCTGGATATGGGGCTACAGCATACAGAAGGGAAAGCACGGTTACGACAGCCCGGCTGGTTACCCTAGCCGATATGACACTCTCAGCATCTTCTACGGTAATGAGAAAGAAGCGGAGCACGATGCCCTGACCTGCATCATCAGAGACCTCGAGAAGAATGCTGGAACAAAGAACACCAACCTCCTTCTCTGGGCGGCTAAGAAGAAGCGAGCAGACATCATTCATCCACAGCAGGAACTTTTTAAATAACGAAAAATATGAAAAAGATAGAAATCATCACGGACGAACACCGACATCACGTATACATCGGCAACACCGATTTCTGGCTCAATACCAAGGAACTGCTGGAACTTTATTTTAAACTCGGAGACGTTAAGTTATAAACAATAAAAAAACATTCAGACAATGGAACAGAAAGATATTGATATTTACGAAATACTCAAAAATGAAGAGTACGGTACAGAGTTGTACACGCCAATATGTGGGAAGGTGTGGCACAGTGGAATGGCAAACGACAAGGACATTGCGAAAGCAATCTGGACTGAGGACGAAGCTGGAAGAGAACACTTCTTCGACAAGAACGAAAGCGAAGATACGCTGACATTCGGAAACCAGTACGAAATCGAGAACGAGAAGTTCGTGACCGACCAAGCCTTCGACCTGCGTATCAGCGTTAACACGGAACTTCGAGAAGCGACAGAGAACGAAGTCGAACTGTTCAACAAGCATTATGCCATCTGGAAGAAAGAGAAGGAAGCGAGGAAGCAGCCAGCCTTCAAGACCTTTGACAAAGTTCTTGTAAGGTGCGGAAAAGGTTTCAAGTGGCTCCCAGCGTTCTTTATCCGAGACCGTGGAGAGGATTTTGCGGCTAGATACAACGTCTTGCCTTTACATAGCGGAAAAACAGCAGACTTCACCAGC